GTCTGGAACAACTGCGCGGTGAAGCTGCGCCTAAATTTAGTGCCCGACAAGCGGGTGTGCTTGATCGCATACCAGCTTTGGAAACCGCAGCACAAGGTGTCAAAGAAGGTACGGTTACGCGAGAGCAGTACGATAAGCTAGTCAACAAACTAAAGCCTGTCACACCTTACGCTGAAGTCCCAGCGCCGGCCAGCGTGGCCGACATGGAGCGCGGTCTTACCAGCGACAAGGTTGAACGCATTGGCGTCCCATCTAAAACATTGAAAGCCGGAGACCCTGTCGGTCTTCGACTTGACATCCCGGCTTACGCTAACCACGGTGTGTGGGTGGTGTCTGTTCACGAACAAGAAGCCGGATACTCTGCCGGCAAATCCATCGGATACGAAAGCGTTGCTGCTGTTACCAAGCCGACCTTCGGCGTGGTGGAGAAAGCCGCTCTTGCCATTGCAGGCGGCAAACCGAAAGCAACGATTGCTGTGATGAAGGGTGATTGGAAACCGATCACACCGAAGCAAGCTTCGACCACTGCAAAGGCAGCACTGAAGAGCGACAAGTGGGTGCAGGTGGGTATGGACCCGACACGCCATGCCTACTTCTATGATCGCGAGAACATGGAGCCAGTGGTGTCTGCTGATGAAGCTGTGCAGATCGGCCCACTGGTATTGGCAAAGAATCCGGTGTACGGAAAAAAGTCGGATTTCGCTTTTAGTAAACGTCAGGAAATTCGTGACGCGGCTGACGCCATTGCGAAGATGGACCCTGACGTTCGAGACGACACCATGATCGGTGACTTCCCCGGAGCAGCTACCGGATACATGCTGTATGAAGCACGCGTGTTGCTCAAGAAACCTAGCGAGAAACTGAAACGAGTCAACGAGAACAACAGCTTTGAGTTATGGAATAACTACGACTTCATTGCCAACGTTGACGGCGAACATTTCGGTATAGCCAAACAAGAAGACCCCGACGAACCGGATGACGAAACCAAATTCGTCTATTCGTTTGCTCCGCTTGACGATCCGAACAAGGGCGTTACAACAGTCACTGACCAGACCGACGAACTATTCAAAGAAATGCGTGCGTCGCTGGGTGAAGCACCAGCATTGAGCCGCCGTCAAGGTGACATCGGTGCCGCACTGGAAGACCGTGTCGATAACGACTTCGATGCGCTGGTCCAAGAGTACCGCATGCTCGACGGTACTGATGGCGGCAAGGTGCTAGACACCGACATCGCACGGGAGTTGTCGCCTGAATACCGGGCTGACCGTTCACGCGCAGGCGAAGTGCATGAGGCCGTCAGCAAATTCATCGACAAGCTTTATCAAGAGCGGATCGAGAACACCAGCCCTGATGGCGTCGTCGTGTTCATGGCCGGCGGCGGTGGGGCAGGTAAGTCCAGCGCGGGTCAGCTGCTGGCCGACGTATTCGAGACAGCCGACATCGTTTACGACGGCACGCTGTCCACCTACAGCAAAGCCGAGAAGCGTATCCAGCAGGCGCTCGATGCAGGTCAGGACGTGTACATCTCCTACATCTACCGCGAACCCGTAGACGCTCTGCGCAATGGCGTCCTGTCCCGTGCCATGGTCACGGGCCGCACGGTTCCTCTGGATGGTTTGGTCAAGGGCCATGCCGGTTCCAGCGAGGCGGTGAATCGCCTGCAAGAAAAGTTCGGCAGCGACCCGGCATTCAAAATATTTGCGATCGACAACTCAAAGGGTCTCGGAAAAGCAACACTCGAACCTTTGGAGAATATCCCCCGTGTTAAGATGGAGGGGCTTAGAGAGGAGTTTGAAAATGCGACCTACGAAGAGTACGAAGCCGGTCGAATCAGTGAAACGGTCTACCGAGCGACCGTCGGAGAAAGTGTTGCTGCGACGCAAGCTGATCGAAAGCAAGATGAAGAAGGTGTTCGCCGGGGGCGCGAGTCTGGCCGGCAAAGAGACGCCGTAAGTTTCAGCCAGCGCCAGCCGATGGGTCGTGAGACCGAGGGCTGGATTTTTAGTCGTGATGAAGTTGGCCGATTCCGTTTCGGTGCCGGTGCCAAAGCCTACCGACTAGCGGCTGATGTCGCAAACAATGTTCTCGATCGTATCGGTTTAAAACCTGTCAGCCCGGAGCTGGGCCGGGCAATGCGCAAGATGAAAGCCGAAGTCGAACGCGCCCAGCGTTTGACCGTGACTGTCGCTGAGAAGATGAAAGACCTGACGGACCAAGAACGTCAGATGATCAGCGATGTGATTGAGGGTGAACTGAAGCGCGGCGTTAAGCCAGCCAAGCACGTCCTCTTGTTAGCCGCCTCCCTGCAGTCCATCATGTCAGAACAATCCTCCGAGCTGGTGAGGCTGGGCATGCTGTCGCCTGAAGCCGCTGGCCGGTGGGATGGCAAATACCTGCCACGTTTCTACGAACAGAAGCTGGGCGATGAAGTTAAGTCTTGGGCCAAAGCAGCCAAGGCGTTACTCGGTCGCAAGAAAACAATGCAAGGCATCGGCGGTTCCAGCCTGAAGTCTCGAGGCATGTTTGAGTTGATCAACACCGAAGACTTGCAAGACTGGCTGGACGAAGGTTGGGAAGTTAGAGACGCTGAGTACGACCCGGCAGTCGATGAGACGGTCATGGTATGGCGCGACTACAGTCGGCAAGAACGTGACGACATGGGCGAGATTAGAGACGCCATGTTCCGGTTCGTGATGGGTTACAACAAGTCCCAGCGCGACATCGCGCTAGGCCGTTTGTACGAATCGTTGGCAGCCAACTACGCCAGCAAGAAAGAAAAGCCCGGCTACGTGAAGGTGCCCGACAGCAAGGTGGAAGACACCATGGCCCGTCGTTACGGGAAGCTGGCAGGCATGTGGGTGCCGCCTGAAGTATTGGATCACCTGTCTGCCTTTGACCAGACACAGCAGAACGAGCTGTTAAAGATGTACCTCAAAGGCTTGTCGTTGTGGAAAGAAGGCAAGACGGTGTTGAACCCGGTCTCGCACGCCAACAACGTCCTGTCGAACCTGACCATGGCTCACTTCGCCGGTATCTCATATTGGGATATTGATAAATACGCCGCTGCCATGCGCGACCTGATCAAGAAAACCCCGATGGTCGAAGAGGCGCTCGACGCCGGACTGTTTGGTGGTACCTTCAATCAGGCCGAGCTGCTGGACGAAATGCCGCCCCAGCTTAAAGCTTTGGCAGGCATGAGCGAATCGCGCTTGAAGCGGGGTGTCGATACAACGTGGAATGCTTTGAGCTGGTTTATCCGCAAGCCTGCTGCCAGTGCGTATCAAGCAGAAGACCAGTTCTTCCGCTACCTGATTTACCGCGATGCCAGACTGCGCGGGCTGGACGTAGAAGATGCGATCGACTACTCGCAGAACTACATCTTCACCTACGACGATCTGCCAAAGACCGCCCGTGGCCTGCGCGACTTCGCGCTGCCGTTCTTTGCCTACACCTACAAGGTCGTGCCGCCACTGGTCAACACAGCGTTAGAGAAGCCTTGGCGGTACGCTGCGCCGGCAGTTGCGCTGTATACCGTCAATGCGCTGATGTACGCCATGGCTGCATCGTTAGGTGGTGGCGAGGATGAAGATTGGTGGACGGTGATCCGGCGCTACGTTACCGACCCAGAGTTCCGTGACAAGGCGCGTGCAATGGAAGAGCAGGAACGCGAGAACCTGCCGCCATGGATGAAGGGCTACAGCGCCACGCTGGCTACGCCAAAAGCGATCCGTCTCGGCATGGACGACGTGACTAACCTGCCGCTCTTCCTCGATGTCAGCCGGGTATTCCCCGGCGGTGATCTGCTGGATGCGCATGCCAACGCTGGCGGCGTTCCGCTTCTGCAGCCGATCACGCCGAGCAACCCTGTGCTTAACACCTTGGGCGTTATGCTCTGGAACAAGGACAGCTTCTATGGCAAGGACATCGTCGATGCAACAGACACCTCGGCAGAAGCTACGGCCAAGCGGGCGAAGTGGGCATGGCAGCAGTTCAGCCCAGCGGTGGCGGTTGGTAACTACCACTGGGACCGTGCGCTAAACGTAATCGCTAACCAGACTGGCCAACCGGTGCTGGGCTACACAGGCATCAACAAGGATGGCCTGCCGGCACAGCTTGGTTACACCGCTGCGCAAACAGTCGGTATCAAGATTCGACCGATCGATCTGGAACTATCCGCTGCGATCAGAGAGTCTGAGCAGAAGCGGTTAGCCCGAGACCTCGATACCAAAATCCGCAAGATCGAACGTCTGGAAAAGAAAGGCGCGATTACAAGCGAAGCCGCCGAAGCAGAAGTCGAGAAGCTCAAGGAAAAGAAACAGTTCCTGAAAGAAGGTCTGACAGTCGAAGGCGAAGAACGAAAGTAATCATTCGCCACGACCGTCATAGGTGACATCGGTGGTGTCACCTAATCTCCACTTCGCTTTGTCTTCGACCTTGTACTTTATCGTTGCGACCTTGAAGTCCGGCAGCTTGATCTCTGCCGGGTTCAGGGCTGCGTCAAAGAACTGGCATCGGTTGTTCGGCTGCAGTGCAAACTGTCCGTTGTCCAGTGCGATCAGGTTGTAGCTCTTGTGTTCATCCATCGACTCGACAAAAGTGAAGTCGGGTATGCGTGGGTCAGGATGGCATCCGTCCAACGTGAACATGTACACACCCTCATACATCTGCTTGTTCTTGGCAAAGAACCTTGCACGTAATCCAGAGAGCAGCGGCTTCTCCACCACGGTTACGTAGTGAGACAGAGCGTCCCATATCTGCAAGTAGTCCAGCGGTAGGTCGTCACCTGCTAAAGGCTTGTGACAGAACGCGCTGATCGGTAGCTTGTCATACAGCGCAGCATAGTCAGGCAGGTAAGTCTCGAACCTGAAGGCTTCGCCGTTGTGTGCCTTGACCGTACACCAAATACCTTCAACGTATTCGCCATGGCCACGCTCGAAGTCGTACAGGTATTCCGCTCTGACCAGTATCTTGACTGGTGGCAATGGACAAATAAAGTTCATGTGTTTATCTTAAAAATAAAATTGCGATGAATGCTGCAAGTGATACGCCGATGCCGGCCCCGAAACCTGCCAAGAAAAGAAACCACTGGAAATCGTCTTTCATAATTTGTGACTCCTTATCTGTCTGCATTTTTCTTTGTCTGCTTGGCTGAAGTCAGGGCTGATCTCCGCAACATCGCAAGCTAGTTTCTTTTCTTTCGGCGCTTCGTTGTTCGGTAAAAAGGGCAAGCATATGAGAGCTATCGTTACAGCAGCAAATACAACTTTGAGTATGTCGTAAACTAAATCTATTTCAGTTTCGCCCTGCTCTTTATCTTCACCATGCATTCTCCACATTTCCACCTCCGTGTTTTTCCGTTTGTGCTTATCACCCATTCACCGCCTGTGCGTAATGGTCTGCGGTGATTGCAATTAGTACACCATCTCTCACCTGTTGCGGCATCAACTGCCGCCGTCTGCTTCACGCTGTTGACCATCTTTAACCCAATATCTTAGTTCCACAATCTGCGCACACTCTCGAAGCTTCGATACGTTGGTGCGCTTCATTACCTCAATAGCTATCGCTACAAAGGTCTCTATCTCTGCACGCTCTTCATCTCCCCATCCGATGAGTTCCGCGACGCAAGATTTAAGCCGTTCATCTTTAAGCTTGGCCAGTGCTTCAACAAGATACTCAAGCTCTCCTCTTGGGAGTGAAGCTCTTTCGCGTAACAAGTATCGCATACGGTCTGCTTGTTCAGCCACGAAGTTTCCGTCTGGCCGCATCCTTGGCATATCATTTCCTTCTCTCCGCCATCTTACGTTTGATGCTTTCGGGTATCTTTGGTTTCGGGCACCAGCCCAAACAGTCATCTGTCCATGGGCCGACAATCAATACGCCGCCGGGATTTAGCAGCAGCATACTAGAATTTTTTGGTGGCGGGTCAATGTCAGGATCGCGAAACCAAAGCGCGTCTGTCGTCGGTTGGAGAAATTCAGTCACGGTAATCTCTCGTTTTGATCACAGGTGATTCGCTCATCTTTGTCTCTTCAAACTTATGCGCTTTCACTACAAAGCGATAGCCCGTATCGTACTTAACATGGACTAGCGAGTCCTGTTCTTCCCAGCACCCATCGATCTTTTGGCTGCCGGCGAGTACGTACAAATAGTATTTACCGTTGCACCATTCCACCTGCTTGTCAGTCAGAATGATTTCAATAAACCCGTCATCGTAAACCCATCTTTTATTTTTGCTTGGTGTGTCTTTAAGGATGACACCTGCATGCACGGGCAGAGTGAGCAAAAGCAAAGCCAGTATCCTAATCATCTCGATGGTCCTTCATCCATTCGATTACGTCGTCCTCTAACCAAAGCAACTTGCTAGTGCCGGGAATGATTATTCTTGGCGGCAGCGTCTCTGGTCGGCGGCTTGCATCAGAACGAATTGTCTCAACCGCTCGACGCAATAGCGTGGCCATCTCTTCTACGCCCAAGGTTTTGATCGTCATTTGTTTTCTTCCAGCTCTATTAGTTTATCGAGATAGTGTCTTGCTTTTTTCAAGTCATCCACGCCGGCCTTGTCACGCCAGCGGGTTACGTACTTGATGACATTGCCTTCAAAGAATCCAATGCCGTTGGCAGCAATGAAGTCCCACGGTTGTATGGCACGCAGGTAGTGTGTGCCGCCGACTTGCTGATCGTTCGCTGACATCAGTCGATCTCCTTCATGTAGTAAGCCGTCTCAAATCCATCGCCACGGAGTGGCAGGCCCTTCGCCCATGGGATCGGTCTGCCCATGATCTCTTCTGCCAGATGCACGTCACGGTGGCCATCGACCAGCTCCTCGCAGACGACCTCATCATGTACCGTGGTCAGCAGGGTGAAGCCCTCATCGTCCAGCGCCAGCATGGCCTCGGCCAACAGGTCTCTGGCAATCGCTTGGGTTATGTTCTCTACCAGCTTGCCGCCGTAGGTTGGCACCCGAGTCCACTGCTTCGTCTTCTGGTCCAGACCTTCGTAGGTCAGGGACCCGGCGCGTGCGATCTGGAACTTGCTGCCGTCGCTCTTCTCCCGGTACAAGTCTTCCGCCTCGAGACGCGGCTTGACGTAGGCAAGGCGGCGACCGGAGGGCAGCTTGATGAACAAGAAGCCAGACTCCCAGCTGAAGACAAGAGAGCTGCGCTTGCCTGCGATCGGCACACTGACGTTGGTCTTCTGCGCGACTGCCTGCTTCGCTGCGTTCTCGCAGTCGTACCAGAACTGCACGACCTCGGGGTTCGCCTCGCGCCATGCCACCTTGATCGGCTCCAACTCATCTTCAGTCAGGCCCATGTCCAGCGCACCCATGGTCTTCAGCGCCCCGGCCCCGCCCTGATATCCCAGCGCCAGCTCCGCGACCTTGCCTTTGAAACGGTAGGGTGACTTCTTGTCTACGCTACCCGGCGGCAGCTTGAACATTTGCTCTGCCGACGCCTCATAAATTTTGCCGTGTGTATTGAACACATCGATGCGCCACTGACACCAAGCCAACCAAGCCACAACACGGGCCTCGATTGCGCTGAAGTCAACGATCACGAACTTGTGTCCGGGTCTGGCCACGAACGCGGTCCTGATCAGTTGTGACATGGTGTCGAACACATTGCCGAACAGGGTTTCTATTCCTTCGAAGTCACAGTCCCGCATCATGTTTCGTGCAAGGTCGATGTCTTTCAATTTGTTCTGAGGCAGGTTCTGCACCTGCACCAAACGACCGGCCCACCTGCCGGTTCTGTTGGCACCATAGAACTGAGTCAGGCCACGCACGGCTGCGTCTTCACAGGCTGATCTGTCCATCGCGTGGTACTTCGACACGCTTGTCTTGGCCAGCTGCTGGCGCAGCTCCATGACTCGCTGCACGACGTTGTTTTCGGTGTTCTTCAGGATCAGCGGCACGGTCTTCTTGGTCAGGTCGTCAACGTCGGTGCCGTCCTCCACGATCAGCCATGCCAGCAACTGGTTGCGGCTGTTCGGATTCGATAGCCCGGTCAACCTGATCGCCTCATTGGTCAGGCGCTGCTTGTATATCTGGTCGCACTGGATCGCCGCGTTGACTAGACTGCGGTCGATCGTCACGCCCTTGTTGTTCATGCGCTGGTCTAGCGCCCACAGGCGCTGTTCTTTATCAGGCACTGGGAACTTGGCCAGCCTGTTGGCGATCTCGCGTTCAGCGACCACGTCGCCTGCGCAGTAGTCCTTAAACAGACGCCACTTCTCCCGGTCATGGATCGGCCTGTTGCGCGTGCGGCCCATGTTCGCCTTCGTTGGTTTGCAGGGAATGCAGAAGTATCTGATCAGCACGCCGCCGCTGCGCTTCTTCTGCTGGTCTTCAGGTAAGCCGACCACCTTGCCCACGTCAGCAAGGTTACCCGGCAGTCCCAGATACAGGGCATGCACGCTGGTGCATCTCCACTGCATCGGGTCCAAAGCCCTGCCGAAATGCCTACCCAAGCAAGCCAATTCAAACGCCGCGTTGTACGCAGTCTTGATGACATTGGGATCAAAGATTGCCGTCTCGACCTCGGGTGGCAGGGGTTCGCCTTGCATCAGATCGATAACCTGTACAGGTTCGGCATCGAATGCATAGGCGAACAACATGACTTCAAAATCTGGACTCTCCACATAGCGGTGCATCCCGCACTTGCGCAGGTCTACACTACTGAATGTCTCAAGGTCTATGCGGAGAGTGGTCATTCTTATTCTTCAGCGTCAGTAACGGTAGCGCCTTCAGCAGCATGGGCCTCTGCCTGCATGCGTTTGATCTCAGCCTGATACTGGTTGACGATGTCTTGAAACAAAGCTTCGACCTGACCGCGTGGCAACTGATTCAGTGCAGTCAGTACCAGCTCGACACCTTGTGGTGTCATCTGGATGTTGGTGATAACTTGATTGGTCATTCTTTTCTCCGTTGTTAAAAGGTGGGGTACTCGCTGCGTCCGTCTCTCTCATGCCCGTGGTACGTTCGGGACTCCGGCATCCGCTTTCCCCCGTAAAACTTAGCTCAAGAAGTCGTCATCGCTACTGCTGAAGTCTTCGCTTGCTTGGCTACGGCCAGACAGTGCTTCGCCATCTGCAACCTTCTGCACGTTCTGCAGACCTGCGCCGATACCCTTGTTACCCTTCTGGTTGTAAGGGAAGAAGTTCAATGACACACGGCCATAGCAACCGCTGTACACGTCGGCTTCATCCAGAGGGATAAGCTTGCCTTCGATGTCACGCTCGGTGCCAACAACGCCGGGCTTCTGCTTGCTGTTCGCATTCACGAACCAGTGGCCCTTGTACTCTGGGCTGTCACGCTCGGTGTCGCCATCGCGAAGTGAAACCTTCAAACCTGCGGGAACTTTACCGCCCCACAAATCCGCGCCCTTCTCTTTCGCTGCATCGATAGCGGCCTTCACCTTCGCGACCGTTTCCTTATCGGTCTTCGGGATCAATACGCACACGCTGTACTTCGGCTCTTGCCCGACTTCTTGTGCGCGTGGCTTGAACAGATTGGCATACGACAGACGAACTTTGCCAGTGATTACTTTGGTTCCTGCATCTTTTGCTGTAGACATACGGTCTCCTAGTTTACGAAAAATCTGCATTGGCGGATGCCTCTGCAGTCAGTGCTGGTCTCTTATCCTTTTCAGGTACCAGCGTTGGTTTACCTGCTGGCTTGTCGATCAAGTCTTCAAGCAAACGGGTGAACTCTTTTTTGCCCAGCACCTTCTCCATCGCGGTGATGCCAAGCAAACTCTTCTCATAGATCAAGGCTTCGTTGATACCGCTCTCGATCAAACGTTTGGCAACCGCATCAGGCTTGCTGTACTTGCGATTGCTTCTACCCTCGACCAACTTGAAACCCGGTATCGATCTGCCCTTCTCTGCTTCCTTCAATGCATACGTCTTAACGTCATTCAACCAATCGATTGCAACGTCAGCCTTCGCCAACACTTCGGCGATCTGATCGATCGTCAACAGCTCTGGCTCTGTCAAAGCAAAATCTTTTTGCGCTAATTCGTAAGCCTGCCTTGCACGCTGTGGGCACTGGTATCTCGCACGACAAAAACCTTTCGTGCAATGATCGCCCGCGACCATCTGACCTTCACCTGCCCATGCCTTCTTGGCCAGTGGCTTGACTACATCTCTGCCCCAATCCAGCAGCTTGTCTATGCCGATCTGCTCTGACGAATAGTTGTTCAGCCTTGGCTGCAGAATCGTCATGCGGCACTGCTTGATGTCGTACAGGTGGCCGTGTTCGTTGTATGCACCCAGACCATAGAGACGCATCTGGCTGTTGGCTTCTGCTTCGACAGTGATGCCCTTGCCGTACTTCAGGTCCATGACTTCGATCAGGTTGTCTGTCACGATCACCACGTCACCCGTACCAAAACCCTCCGGCACCCAAGGGCTGAAGTCCAGTCTCTGCTCGACCAGAATCTTCGGGTCTTTGCATACGCTGTACGCTTCCTTGATGCGCTCGATCACGGCACGCACTGCGTCCATGACGTAGTCACGTAGGGCAGGGCTGTCGTATTGCTCAACGTCAGCCGGGTTTAATTCTTCAGCCGGACGACCGAGGAAGTGCAACAGCTCCTGCTCGAACACCGCGTGAGCAAACGTACCCTCGGCTGCAAACACTGATGACTCATCTGGAAAACCTTCTTCCATCTTCGCGCTTGGTGTGCAGGTCATCCACTTCTCGGAACCAGATGCAGATAGCTTTGCGTGCAGCTTCACGGGTACAAGGTTGCTCATTCGGTTCTCACTTTCATCATCGCGTCGGCTATCGCGTAGGCGCATCTTGCTACTCTGTAAGTGTCTTCAGTGATTACGTCCTTATCTATGCCAATCGCAGCGCCTTTAGCAACAGAAACAATCGCTTGTACAGCAGAAGCAGCGAAGTAATCGCGCAGCTCCATGCCAACCGCGCCGGTTGCGCTCGGGAACGCTTTCATTTTTCTCTCTCCTTCAGCATTGAGTCTGCCATCTTGAATGCCATCTGAGCGAGCTTCTCTCGAGGCAAGTTCTCATCAAGTGCGGCTTTCATCAAGGCGTGCATGGCGAAGGCTGCATAGAAGTCTCGCAGTTCATTCACAGCTTGATCTCCTTATCACGGGGCATGTAGACCTCCGGCGGTGCAGAGGTAACCTGCTGCTTGTACCACCGCATCGCGTCTTCGACGATCGCCGCAGTGTTGGCACCCAGATAGCTGCCGAAGATCAGCGCCGCTGTCGGTGCTTCGTTGATCGCGTCAGGGTTATCGAGGTTGGCTTCCATCATCAGCTCGTTGTTCTCATCCCAGATACGTAGAGTCACTGTCGTCATAGGGCCTCCGCTGCTGCCAGCAGTTCGCCGAACTTCTCAGGCTCAAGCTCTGTCAGTTTGGCTACGCCGAACTTGGCGAACAGGCTCTTGATCTCTTCCTTCTTTCCGTCGGATGACAGCTCACCCAGTCTGGCGCGGACCGCTTCGAGAGTCACGACCTTGGGTGCCGGTGCTTCGACCGCTGCCTCCTCGACGGGTGCCGGTGCTTCGGGCTTGGTACGCTTGGCCTTGGGCTTCTCTACTGATTCAGCAGGTTGGTTAGTCTTCATCGACTCGGCCAGATGGAGAATCGCTTGGACTAGTTCGTCCGCTTCTACTTTGATTGTGATGTTCATTGCCGTCTTCCTTAGTAAATGTCTGAGAGGTCTGCTCCGCATTTCGGGCAGTCTGTGTGGAGGAGTTCTTCGATTTTGCGTGCTTCACCTGACGCTTCCTCCAGACGCTGCCGGAGTTCGACGATGAGGTCGTTGGCGTAGTGGTCGTCACAGATCGCAAACAGTTCGTCATCGGTCAGGTTGTTGTATCGGGTGTACTGATGGCTGCAGTGGTAAATCATCCTGTTCTCCTAAGTTGTCTTACGACGGAACCCGTTTCTTTTGCCGCGCCTTCCTCCGCTTTTTGCTGTCGGCGGATCGCCCTAAACTTCTTGGCTAGGTCCGTGGCACTGGACGGGGTGTACTTAAAACGCTGGTCGAGGATGCTGGTTGGGCGATCTGTTGCAGGTTGTGTGGGCTTCTTGGACATGGTCATCCTTTTTGAAGTTTCGGGATCATAGCACCCGATGCAACGTGGTGCAACAGGTAGGTGTTGATTTGCAATGGTGTGCATACTTGCGCAGGATAAAGGCGGCCTGTATTATCCACCAATGACGGAACTCCGCCTACGTTTATCGATCAGTGCCCTGCAGTCTATTGCTGCTGGGGAGGAGTTGGTATTTGTTTTGGCTGATGAAGGTATTGAGGTCAGTGTTGCCTGTGATGAATCGGCGATGGTGGCTTTCAGGAATGCAGTAGAACGCGCCATGCTGGAGTTCTTGCCAGCAGCACCGGGTCAGCATTAGCCCAGCCGGACGTGGCGCATATAACACCGGCAGTCGGAGGCGGGGAACCTTCACCATTTATACCCTCTCTGTTGATCTGACGGACACCCCGGAAAGACGGGGAACCGAGCCGCCCGGTTGGCGGTAACTTTTTCAGGAGACCAACGTGAGTATTTCACGCGCTGAATATTTCAAAGACCTTCTCGAAGACTGCCATCTCGCCAGCTTAGATTACCCCAAGGAAGACAGAGCCATTCTCATGGCGGCGCTCATTCTGTCGGATAGCTTGAACGGTATCCGCAAGACGCTGCTTCAGCAACGTTCGTACTACGACAAAGATTGAGAGGCCGAAGATGAATAGGGAAGACATTATCCGCATGGCGCAAGAGGCTGGCTACGTCTATCACGTTAGTGGTGGAACTGGGACTTACGTTCAATTTTATTGGGATCAGCTTGAACTGTTTGCCAACCTAGTCGCAGCAGAGGAGCGCGAGAGAATTAAATGGGACACCATCCATTCCTGCCATCCAGAGTGCGACAAGCCTGTGTGCGTAGCGATACGTAAAGCTGTATTAGAGGAACGAGAGGCGTGTGCGAAGGTGTGTGAGGCTGAAGGTGAACGAGTCGATGCGTCTTGGGTAAGTTGCGCGTTCGCTATCCGTGAGAGAGGTGCGCCGTGAGTGGAGACCATAACCAACACCAGAAGCCTGACGTAGTCACGCTAACAGCAAGTGACCTAAAGACGATCAGAGTCCGCGAGGTAGAGATTGAGTTTAAGGAATGGCTAGACCCGCATATAGGTGTGATTCCGATTAACCCAAAGACCCCGCTGATTTTGAAAGCCGTGATTCGGGAGGAAGTATGACTGACCGAGAGCTGATGCAGATGGTGTTGGATGCGCTGGAATACCTTGCGACACAGACTAGACCTGTTTATTCGGCGGAGAAAGCAATTGAAGCACTCCGCGCCCGACTAGCGCAGCCAGAGCAGAAGCCGGTGGCGTGGGAGCCGCAAATAATCCGGCTGTATTCCAAAGAAGGTTTGCTGGAAAAACAGCTAATTAGGCGTACGCCTGATTCACCGATTGAAGATTACTACCCGCAGCGCGAATGGCAAGGGCTGACGGATGAGGAACAACTAGAAATTATGAAACAGTTTGGGCCGGGTCAACGTGGGTTATTTGCAGATGCCATCGAAGCCAAGCTGAAGGAGAAGAACACATGATCATCTATCAGTTCGACTACAAGAAAATCCTCGACTGGATCAACGGCGTGTGGGCGAAGTCGTTGGCCGTCGTCATCGCGCTTGCTGTTGGTTGGTCGCTGGGTGTGATGAGTGCTGAGATGCGCATCGTCGGTGACTGCAAATTCTCGGGTGCCTTCCGTGTAGAGATACAAGCCTTTGCCTGTCAGAGAAAGATATGATGGATACAAAACCAGAAGCGTTGTCGGTACAGCCGGCAACGATACCTGATTCATTGAAGGCGATTGACCGGTGGCTGCTCTGGAAGTACATCAAGAAAAGAAAACCAGACGGCACCGTCTTTTGGACCAAGGTCCCGTTCCAGTGTGACAGCACGCCGGCCTCGACAACGAACCCAGCTACATGGTGCAGCTACGAAGACGCGCTCGACGCATGGATGGTCGGCGACTTCGACGGCATCGGCATGACGCTCGGCGCTGACGTGCAAGGTATCGATCTGGATGACTGCCGCGATCCTGATACCGGTGAACTGAACGAGCTTGCGAAAGAAGTTATCGAACGCGTTCAGGGTTACGGTGAGGTGTCGCCTTCCGGCACTGGCATCAAGATATTCGCGAAGACGAACCTCGACGGCAGTCGAACGAAGAAGGAGTCGGGCGTCGAGCTGTATCGCGAAGGTCGCTATTTCGCTGTGACGGGTCGTGTGCTGGGTCCTAACCATACTGACCTGTCCGACGACGTGCAGGCCCTCGACTGGCTGATCGAGAAGATATGGGGCGAGTCGATGTCGGGTCTTGTGTTGACCGGTGACGCGGCTGACCTCGAGCTTGCTCTGTACAGGGCACCGCTCGAAGACTGGGACGCCGAACGTGTGAGGGATGAGATCGCGCCCTACCTTGATCTCGAGATGCACTATGAGGACTGGATCAGGGTCGGCCAAGCCTTGTACCACCAGTTCGACGGTGACGACGAAGGCTTCGAGTTGTGGGACGAGATGTTCCAAGACAGCAGCAAGTACGGCGGCGAGTCCTATGGTCGTGATCGGTGGCGCAGCTTCAAGACGCACCGCAGCTTTGGCAGGGGGCCTGTGACGCTGGCGTCGGTGATCAAGATGGTCAAGGGCAAGCGTGATGAGGTGAAGCGCACGGAGCGCGACAAGACCATGTCCGTGTTGATGGACGCTGTCGAGGCGACCACGGACCCGAGAGACTTGCAGGAGAAGGTCGCAGCCAAGGTGGCCAACGACGGTGATCTGTCTGACGTGGAGAGGGAACAGGTCGCTGCGGCGATCCAGTCCAAGGCCAAGACGCTCGGCGTCAAGCTGGAGATCGCCACCGTCAGGGGGTGGGTCAGGGCGCGTGTGCGCGGGTCTGGCGGTTTCATTCACTTGAACGACGACGGTCACCCGCTCTGCACACTTGAGAACTTCAGGACCTTGGTCGAGAAGCTGCAGTGGACGATTAGGTACAACGTCATCAAGAAGGCGATCGAGATACTGATACCCGGCGAGTCATTCACCAGAGACAACCGAGACAATGCGGCGTTAGCCTGCATGCTGTCTGAGTGCGAGAAGGTGCGCATGCCGACCAAGCACATCGCTCAGTACCTGATCAGGGTCGCTGATGAGAACCAGTACAACCCGGTGGCCACTTGGATTTTGAGCCGTGAGTGGGACGGGGTGTCACGTCTGGATCAGTTCTTCGACACGGTCAAGAGTCCGGTCGCCATCAAGAACAAGCTCATGCGCAAGTGGGGGATACAGGCGGTGGCTGCGGCGTTCAGCCCTGACGGCATCGCGGCCCAAGGCATCCTGACTTTTGTGGGTCCTCAGAATATTGGCAAGACGACATGGTTTCGGAAGCTAGTTCCAGATGAATTGGATTCGGTCCTGACCGGGCACACGTTGGACCTGAAGAGCAAGGATTCGATCTTCATCGCTCTGACCTACTGGATTGTCGAGCTGGGTGAGCTGGACGCGACATTCAAGAAGTCCGAAGTGTCGGCGATGAAGGCATTCATTACCCAACCGCAGGACAAGTTGCGCCGGCCCTACGCTGCAGTCGAGTCGAACTTCGGCAGGCGGACGGTCTTCGGTGGATCGGTCAACGGTGAAGAGTTTCTGGCTGACCCCACCGGCAACCGTAGGTATTTGACAATACCGGTCGAGGGTTTCGAGTTCGACCATACGGTGGATATGCAGCAGGTCTGGGCTGAATTCCATTCGCTGTGGACAGGCGGCGAAGCCTTCTTCCTGTCGATGGATGAAGTGTCAGAGTTGAATACCCATAACGAGCAGTTCACGATCATCGATCCGCTGGGCGAGAGGATCGCTTCTTCGTTCGGGTGGGGGCCTCATGTGGTGATGTGGGATTGGATGACTGTTACCGATGTGCTAATGAAGATTGGTATCCGGGAGCCGACCAAGGGTCAGACAATTGCCGGTTCGGCAATCATCCGAAAGCTGAACGGGAACAAAAAACGGAAAAGCAATGGCGCTTCTTTGGTTGCGGTGCCGGATGAGTTGAATGATTTTCTGGAATAACAGGGTAACC